TTAGTCGTTTAGGTTAATATACTGACTACCCAGGAACGGCAGCTTTACTAATTTCCCTTGCTTATAGGCATTATACGGAGAAAGATTCTTGTGCAGACCAAGAGAAGACAGGCGCACAATTTTAGTTTCGCCGAGTTCGTCTTTATCGGTAAACCATATAGTATCACGACGAATGAAATCCTCGTTGAGAAGATTAATGTCATGCGTTGTCAGGAGCATTTGGGACGTTCCGTCGCTGTTTGCCAAAAAAACTTTTATGAAATAAGCCAACAACTCATAGTGAATACTTGTCTCCACTTCATCAATAGACACAAACCTATTGGTCTTTAACAGGAAATTTAATATCACCGCCATTCCCAAGAACCTCATGGTGCCATTGGACTCGTATTCTTCCGACAAATCATATACTTTATCGCCTGCCTTATGCTTGAAGGTCAGTTCCGTATTTGTAATTTTCCCCTTTCTAAGCATTTCAGCCTTTGCATCTTTATCAATAGGGGCATTCTGAATCAGTTGTTCCAATTCAGGGGTAATCAGCTCTTCCTCTTCGTGTAATACCACATCTTCTATATTGAAATCGGACGCTTTCAGGAAATTTAAAATGAATTTCTTCAAATCTCCTGCCTCGTCTTTATCCAATCGTGATTTGACATATCCCGAAAGCAACATACCGGGAGCCAATACATCTTTTACCTGCTTGGCAAAATAATCGTACACATCATTCAGCCTTGTCCGTTCCACGTTGCTTTTGCCAAACGCGGCAAGCACACTGCAATTATTGATAGTGTTGCCGGAAATTACATCCTGGCTTTTCTTTGTCATTTTCAGATTTACGCCAAAGTCGATAGTCGAGGAATCTGTCGTGGTATCATAACTTCGGTTATACAGCTTGGTAGGGCGAATGGAATCATAAACAATCAATGTCTCGGAATAGATATGCTTTACATCCAATTCAAAACTAAGAATGTACTTCGACTGATTGATATAAAACACCATTGACATCTTTGTCTTTTCGTTTCTTGAAGTGTCATCCAACATGAAAGGGACAACCCCGGTTTTCTCGGTCCGGTCTTTAGGCATTCTCAAAACCAGCATCTTGAAAAATTCAATGGCATTTAATATATTCGTTTTACCGGAAGCGTTGGCACCATAGATGAAGCCCACTTTCAGCAATCTTACACCGTCCTTAACTTCATACGAATACTCATCAGACATAAAAGTATCTGCCGATGGCTCAAAACTGATTTTCTGAACCGATTTAATGGAGAAAAAATTCTCAATGCTGAACTCTGCTATCATAATAGTTGATTTTATCTATTGTACGGTGCAAAGATACAAATAAAATCTCGTACAACAAGCTATAAGTGCGATTATTGTAGAAAAATTACACAATGCGAATACAAAATCAACAAACAGCTATTTATTGGAGCTGCAAATTAACCTTCTGATTATCTCTGAAAAGTGTTGACAGATTTGAGGACAGTAAACGAATGTGGTTTATGGCAGCTGGAGAAGTTAATTATCCAATGCCATTTGCGCCATCCCTTGATTTTATTTACGATGGCTAAATAGTGGTACCAAAATGATACTAAATTATAAACTTGTTCTGATTGTATAGTTTGTATAATATCAGACTATTATTGTTGCCCACAAGCAAAAGGTTTTGATTGACAAGGGAAGTATTTCACATAAGCAGGCAATAGAAAAGGCAGAAAAGGAATTCGCCATCTATCGCAAACGCGAAATGGATTTGCTTGAAAGTGATTTTGATAAAGAAATCAAAAAATTAAAGGACAAGAATGATAATAATCCAAACTAATTCACTACCTTTGCATTTGAAGTCAGCGTTCTTTGGGTTTAACAAGGCAGAATACAGAACTTCGCTCGTTTCCAAATCGTTACCTATCAAGAATCCAATCTTTGCAACCCATTCAAATTCAGCGACAAAGACAATGCACAATGTCTTGCACAATGAAATGAAATTCGCTTCTTGATGCCACACATTTTTGCCACTTTCTTTATACGCTTGTTTACCATGTCAAGTGAGCCAATATTAAACAAGTGCATATCTTTTCTCAATGGCTTGTAACGTTCAATTATCTGTATGGCTGCATCTATCAGTTTAATTTTGAATGGTACGCCTGTCTTTTGACGCTGAGAAACTATCCATGGAGACCCACTTATAATGGCAACATTGTCCTCTGTAAGATTCTTGATGTCAACGAAAGAGATACCTGTCCAACAACCAAACATAAACAAGTCTCTCGCAAAAGCAAAGTTGGGATTTTCCAACTCTATTCCTGCAAATATGTCCAATTCTTCCTCTGTCAAGAACTCACGCTCCTTGTGATCTGGGTCAACGTGGTACATGGCAAACGGATTTCTCTGTATCTTGCCGTTGTAGTGTGCTGCCGTGACGATATGCTTCAATGGTATGGAGTATATCCAAATGGTAGATTGCGTGAGTCCAATGACATTCTTCAAATACAGACAAAAATCACGGATGAACTCCTCGGTAAGCTCATTCATGGACATATCGCTGCGCTTGTACTGAAATTTGATGAACTCGGCAACGTACTTTCTTACCGTCAGATACTTGCGGTAGGTTCGGACAGCTCGGTCTTTTCCCACGCGTTGGGCAAAGGCTGCGTTCTCCTTGTCAAAAGCTCTGAGTAATGTCTCATACTCCGTACCTATGCCTTGATATGCGTTTCTCACCATTTCAGCGGTAACGAACGCCTCACGGTCGGAAAGCCGTTGGTAATGCTTAGCGATTTGAGCCTTGATGTTATCAAGCGCAAAGTTCACCTCATTGGCTTCCTTGCTTCTGCCTTTGGCTCTGTTGCCCTTGGCATCCCATATCGCCTTGGTCACGCTCAGCTTGCAACTGAACTGTGCGATAGTTCCGTTGATTGTCACACGTCCCATGATAGGGACAATTCCGTTTCTCTCCTTGCTTCCGTTTACATAGAAGACTGTCTTGAATGTACTTCTCATAATTCCTTGCTTTTTGTTCTGTGCAAAATTAAATCATGAGAGTTGCATGGCAAATTCACAACCTGTGCAGAATTGAGAAGTAAAAACCGAAGCCGTTAAAAATGCTTATTAGAGCGTTTCTTTGAGGTAATGACTTGAAAGCGTTTCTACTTCTCAAATCCGCCATTTTCGCATTTCCTCACGAATGCCACAAAAAGCCAACGACTGCCACAACCACTTGAAACTCAAAACAAAAGCTCAAATCTGCTATTTTTTGCTTTTTTAGTCATTCTTTTTAATGAAAATAAAAAACAATAATGGACAAAGCAAGATTGGTACTTCGTTGGCTGCTCATCCCCTTGTGGTTCACCATATTCATAGCCTATCTGCCGATATGGTATCTGCAAATGAGCTGGTACTATTTCAGCTTTCAGGATTATTGGGATGCTTTTCTGATATTGTGGAACAAGACCATGCTGTCCATGAGGTTGAAGACACGCCGATGAATCCTCGAAAGGCCGCCGTATGATTAATATGGCGGCCTTTGTTGTGTATATATGCCGTTATTGTTATCTTTGTATCAGGTTTTCAGGTAATTCAGGGTATTATAATTTCAGAGGTATGAAAAAGAGTCGGAACAGGATTGTAGGATGCAGCTACGCGTTCAGAGTAGAGGACATTGTACGCATTTACGATGAACATTCCCGCAGCGGCCTCTCCAACCGCGAGATCCTGCGCCGTTATATCTGGCCGAAGTACCATATCTGTGAAAAGACCTTCTACAACATCATCAATGCCAGCGCCGACCCGCGCATCATCCAACGCCAGAAAGAGATGCGGGCGCAACTGTCGCTTTTCTGACCCGTCCTTATCCCCTGTCTATCACTTTACATGTGAAATCGGTGACATCCTCCACAAGTTCCTCATGATTGTGGTTCGTGCTGCTTCCGGTACGCCGGAACAGACTGAAGGAAATGCTGCCGTCGTCTCCGGAGAGGTTGAAAAGATGCCGGTCCATGCAGTCCAGCAAGTCGAAACGCTCCAGCGCCTGCTGCTGGAAGCCGCCGCCTTCACGGGAACTCCCTTTCCAGGGTGTGATAATATGCAGGCGTAGGGTCACGTCTGCTGTCTGCGTGCCGCCGCCCGTCCATTTCACGGGCCGGAATTCAATGAATACGGCAGGGACATCGAAAGGCTCTTCCTGCTCCAGGAATGAAATCTGCTCGTTCCACAGGTCGAATGTTCTGATGACGGGCTTCCCGTCCCGGTCTGTGAGTTGTTTCAGCCGTTCTATGAGGCTGAGGTAAAGGAATCTTCTCATGTCTGAAATATTTTTCTGCTGTTTTCTTCCACTATTTCCCGGATGATGCGCTCCACCTCCGGATGCATGCCGATGAACCGTCGGCGCGGCATGACTATCCTGCTTCTTGCCCGTTTCAACGCCATACGTTTACAGAAAAGTGCCTCTTCCGTGGGGTTGCGCCTATAATTGTCTGTCAGTTGCCGGTACAGGTACCAGAAGTACCTTTTCATCTTCCTGGTGACGGTTATCGTTCCGCCCTCATTGTGAATGGCAGCGTATGGCAGGTCACTGCTGAAAACCACGCTATGTCCGGTAGTCTCCGTTTTGATACTCCTGCGTAAGGCTCCCGTACGTATCAGCAGCCCCCGGCTTTCGTCGTTATTGTATTTCCTTCGTGCCCAATGCTCGTTGAAGAAGGCTTCCCGTTCGAAGTTACGATCGAACTCTTCTCCTATCTCCGTACCGATATCTTTCAGTGTAAGGCTGATGAAACGTCTTATTTTCCGTTCCAGCTCTCGGGTTATGTTTGAATTTGGGGTCATAATGCTTGTTTATTAAATAAATAGCCGTATCTTTGTGATATGAAAGAGGGTGGTTAAAGTACTGGGTTGGATTGCTGATCCTTCACTAAAGGCTTTAATCATCCTTTTTCTTCAGTTTTTCCACAATGGAGTAGAACTGGCATTTTCCATCCATAAGTTCTCTGATAACGGCATACGATTCTTTTTCTGCAATCTCTATTTTAAGATAATGGTATTTAAGTACCATCGGATTTCCTTTATCATCCATTCTTTCAAGTACATGTTCGCTATTCTCCAGCAATGAGACGATGTCCCGTATCGCTTCATTTTTTGCCAGCATATGTTTGTGTGGTTGGTTCAGCGTTTCCTTGATGCCATTCATGGTAAATTCTATCGTTTTTTGCACCCCTTGCACTACTATAGTCCTGCCAACCAGATTTTCTTTGGCCCATTCACGCACCGTTTTTCTTTGTTTCTGCAGTGTTTCTTTAGCTTTCATCATTTCCTTTATCACCCTGCAGGCCGCACATAATTCATTGTCGGGTATCTTTGCCAGTTTAAGCATGCCAGGTTTGTCCGGACAATCCTTACATCGGCTGATGGTGTAGGGATTATAGAACGGGAAGCATGCCATTTGCTTTCCCGGGTTGAACCGCATCATTTCCTGGTGCTTGCCTGCCGTTGCCTGGCTGCCCGCCAGCATCGCCCGGAACTCGTCACTTTCCGGATATTTGCCTTGACGCACCCTTTCCACCGTACACCGACAGTTGTGTACAATTCCATTTTGTATGATGTAACTTTCATCCTTATTGATTGAAAGGTTATATACAAGCGTATTCTCTTTTTGCTTATCTTTGCCTGTAACCAATATGTATCTGTTATGAAAAAAGGTCTGTCGGAAGAAGTGATAAAAAGAGTTGAATCCATTGAAGGAATGAATATTCATGATGCCGTGGAACTGAGATATGTCCACGAGAAGAGGGGATTCCGTTTTTTGTGCCGGATCTGGCATGTGAATAACCGCACTGCCGCAAAGATTATCCGCCATACCGGATTCTCCGTACGGCATGGGAGTGAGGCCGTCAGGGCGCAATGGCATAACGCACCGGAACGCCGACTTGCCACAGGCAAACAGCTTGCGGATGTAAACCATAGGCTTGCCCTTGCAGGCAGACATGTGAGACAAGGCAAGAACAAAGGGAACAGTGAAACGCTCCGGAAGATTGCCGATAAATTGAAAAAGACGTCTTCCTTCCTTCGTAAGGACGTCAGAGAGAGGGCGCTCGCAAATTCCCTTGTTACCCGCAGGACATATCCGGAACGCATGTCCGCCCTGAAGCTTCCTCCGAGTCGGCACGAACAGCTGCTTTATGATTACCTTCAGTCTCTTCATCTGAATTTCGAGTTTAGAAAATTATTTGGCATATACATTGTCGATTTCTATATCCCTTCCTTGAATCTTGCCATTGACTGTCTTGGAAGCAACCGTTTTCCACTTTCGTACCAACGCCATCAGCACATATCCGGTGAGGGTGTACAAATTGTGTATTGCGTTAACGGCTTTATTGAACGTGCCGACTTTACCGACCTGCAGAAGTATATCTCCAGTCTGGATGTCAGAAGCGGCGGTCCATCCTCCGGCCGTCAGGAAACGGTGATTTGGGGTGCACGTGGTAATTCCCCTTTTGGTGCGGATACGTGTCATTTCTCCATTGAACGGTTTCATGTGGGTACCGGTCACAAGTTGGTACTCACCACTTCCTCCTATGACTGATTCCCCCCTTTGTATATTTTCAATGTTTTTCCACTCTCCACCGGCCATGAGTACCCGGGTTCCTGCGACAAAACAGTTCCACCCGTTTGGAGGAAAGTATTCATCCCAGAACCGTGAGGTAATGGGCAGCGTGACATTATGCAGTGCCCGGTGTGCCTCGCGTACTCGTTTGTCGCCCACAGTGCGGTATTGCAGCAGGTAGCGGTCCCGGTCCTCATCGTCCCACCACTGCTTCCACCTGGCAGCCATGACGGCAGATGCCATGGCGAAGTTGTATTCCGCTTTCAGGTACCAGCGGTTATAGGTCTCGTTCACCTTTTGAACGTCATTCAAAAAGTGTTCAAAGGGCTTCCGGTTCCCGTCCGCATCGAGCAGCGAGGGGAACGCCTCGTTCAGCTCATGGAAGGTCTTGAAGCCGGAAAAGACGTAATTGCTTTCCTTGAGCCGCCGTATGCTGATGTCGTCCATGGGGCGTTGACGGACTGAATAATCCACGGCACGGTCCAGCGTATCGGTATGGTCGCGTATGAACTTCTGCACCTCCTTGTCCGCCAGCATCTCCGGTGTGAATTCCGGCTGCCGGTGGAGCCAGCGCATCAGCAGGACAAAAGACGCCTCCACGGCAGCAGTATCTATTTCCTCTTCTTCATCTTCCCCACTGTCAGCCAGCGGCAGTGCATTTCCGTAATATGCCAGCAAGGCTCGTCTGTGCAGCCCTTCGTAGTCAGAAGGGCTCAGTCGAAAAAACAGAGCTTCTGTTCCCCATCCCCCTTGCCATTTTCCTTGCCTGCCGGGACAGCCACCGGTGCGGGCGCTTTTTTCTCGATAATGGGCACATTGTACTTGTCGATGAAATATTTCAGGTCCACCTCGTAGTTCTCCAGCAGCAGGCGTTCATAGGCAATCTGCTGCTCGGGTGTGAAGTCTATGCCCTCGTACCAGTCGAAACGGTATCCCTTTAAGGGGAAACCGTGCTTTATCATTTTGGGGATAAGCTGGAAGTTGATGACGTCCCGCAGGTTGTCGGCATCCTTGCTGACAAGGTTCTTCAGCACCTCCAGATGCACCTCGCTCTGCGAAAGGCTGCTGCCGTTCTCCGTAGTCATGGTTTCGGTGAGCACTCCCTTTGACAGTTCGGAGTTGGCGCGGTCTATGCGTTTGTCAAAGACGTTGTAGGCATCCCCGCGGGTGGACTCCTTGATTTCTATCTCGGTGCCTTCGGGAAAGAGCGCCCAGCCTGCTGCACCCATCGTGCCCAGCATCTTCTCGATACGTCCCAGCTCCTTGGAGTCCCGGCTGGTGGTCTTTCCCACCCGGAAGGGGATGCCGAATATTTCGGAAAACATGTCCCAGAAGGAGCATACGTTTTTCTTGGGAATGGTATGCTGGGCACATTTGAGGTACATCCCCAGGTCGTGCGTGCCGCCCACCTCCACCGTCCAGTCCGCCATTTCGCTGTGCCGGTAGTCATAGCCGTTCTGCCATGCCTCCTGCTGGCGTACCACGATGACCCCGTATTCGGGGATGACGTGGCGGCGCGGTACCAGCTGCACCTCGCTGAAGGCGGGTGTCCCGTCCACGGAGATGACATCTCCCAACTGGATGAGCGAGTGCCCCCAGTAGTGCGCGTCCAGTGCCAGGTCCATGAAGGTCTTGAACCAGGGCGCCTCGAATATGGCCGTCAGTTCCGGGTTCTCCACCCCCTTTCGGTCCACGATGCGGAAACTCTTGTTCAGCACATACCCTTTGCGCTGTCCCACGCATCCGGTGAGGTGCATGTCCACCTCCACGTCGCCATACACGTCATACAACGGCACACGGTTGGGATATTCCACATTCTTTGCATACTGCCAGGCGTTGCGCCAGGCGCGCATGTCTTTCTTGGTAAGCGCCTCGGTCTGCAGTTGCAGGTCGACGGACAGTCTGGTCACCCGCTTCACCTCGGCGGGATTGCCGAGGTTTACCCTGCCAATCCTTACCGGGTTCTGTTTCTTGTAATTGCGATTGGACATAGTCTGTTAATTGAAAATGAATAATTGAAAAACCATATTTCTTACCAGATATACTCGTTCCTGGCGGCTGATCCGTAGCGGATGGGGTTATGGAAATCCTCTTCTCCGTCCGGCCCCATGACGGTGGGAATGTCGGGGATTACACGTCCCGCCTGTATCTCCTTCAAGTATTCTATGGCATCCTTATAGCGTTTCTCGCGCACCTCGGAGCCCATCTTCTGGGGCAGCGACGCTGACATGTGGTAGAGGGCGATATCGACCGCACATCCCACCAGTTCGGCATCCCGCCGTTCTCCTTCGCAGGCGAATGCCTTCTGTATGTCGTAACGCTCGCGCAGGGCCGATGCAATGCGTGACAAGGCACGCTGTTCCGCTGCCAGGCGGTTGTCGGGTGAACTCTGTTGCATGATTCTCAATGCCTCCGTTCCAATCTGTATGTAATCGTCTTCCGTAATGAACATGGGGATAATGTTTAGCGGTTAATGTTTAGTGATGCATGAACTCTTAATTTTCACCAGCCTTGGGAGGGCGGCTGGCGTACTCCCATGCGCGGTGTGAAATTTTCCTCACGCACCTGCTTCTGCAGTTTGTAGATGGCACCCTCATCAGCGTCGGGGCCGTCATCATGGGCGCGGCTTCCTTTCTCGAAGGCGAGGGTCTGTTCGATACCGGTCTTCATGTCGTTGTCATTTTTCAGTTTCTCGTTGTAAAAGACCAGACCGCGTTCCCACAGCGGGCTGACGGCTTCGATGCGGGCGAACTTGTCCGGCTTCTTCCGCTTGTCGGCGGTGACGGGCACCTGGTAGCCGCGCTGCCTGCCCTCACGCTCGAACTCGTCCAATATGGTATCCTGCATGAAGTTGGCTTCCATGTAGATGGTGACGGCGGCGTCCTCGGACAGTGACTCCCAAAGGTCATAAACCCATCGCACCATTTCGCCCACGCTGCACTGACGCACAAAAGCACGCAGGCAATGCAGTTCTGTGGGACTGGCGGTTTTCAATCCGGCGCGTGGACGTCCCCACAACTTGGCGGCCTTGTAGTCGTTCTTGCTGCTGTCCTTGAAACTGGGGTCGATGTAGAGCACCAGGCTTTCATAGTAGCGGAGTTTGAGCATCCGCTTCCACCGGATCCAGCGTTCCTGGAAGACCGCACCTTCGGTGATGGGATTGTGCATGTATTCCTTCTGGAAGCTTCGGTAGCCCATGAACCGTTCACGACTGCGCAGCAGTTCGATGGTGTAAAATTCCGGCCAGGCGGGAGTCCCGTCCTTGCCGATTGCATAGACGGTACTGGTATATACGGTGTCGCTGTCTGTCATCTTTTGCAGCACGCTGTTCTTGCCGATGAGGTTGCCTACCATGATGAAGCGTCCTTCCTTACCGCCAAAACAACCGAAAAGGGCTTCCTTCACCCATTTTGTCATCTCTCGCACACGCGCCTCGCTACGGCACATCTCGTCATCGTCAAGGTCATCCACCACGATATAGTCCGGACGCTTGTCGCGAAAACGCAGTCCTCGTGGTGACTGCCCGCGTCCGCGGCTGAAGAAGGCGCACTGGTCCTTGGTAACGAATTCGCCCTCCTGCCAGCATCCGGAGTTGTATTGCTCGCCGAAGTCCTCGACAATGTACTGGTTGAACTGGAGTTCCGCCTGCAGGTCGCTCAACAGGGCATCGGCATTGTCCTCGCTTTTCCCCACCAATACCATGACGTGCAGCTCCCCCTTGAACTTCAGCCATAGGGGGATTCCCACGTCCAAGTGTACGGACTTGGCATGTCCGCGCGGCCATTTGAAAACGGCCCGCATTTCCCGGTGCTTCTCGATGTAACGGGCGGCCTCGTTGTGGAATTTTGCATTGGGGCATTGGCAGTAGTGGCTCAGGTACCGCCGGCAGAAGTAGTCATAATCCTTCAAGGCACGGGCGATGTTCTTTTTCCGTTCGGCTTCAGTCTCCGGTTTGCGTTTTGAGGTGAGGCGCAACAGACGCTGGCAGTGCTCATTCCACCGCAGCAGTGCTTCTTTCTTTTCTTCCGCTGTCATTTCTGTTTGAATTTGATTCCCATGAATTCGCTGTGCATACGGTTGATGAGTACAAGCATTTTGTCGTCTATCTCGGGATATTCGTCCCGGTGCGCTACCATCCAGTTCTCAAACTCTATGAGTGTATCCACCTTGTTCACAATGGTGGTGCTCAAGTTGATTTCCTTGATAGCCTTGACGGATTTCAGCAGCGAGTCCGCCATGCGCCCGATGCTTCTTTCGTCACCGTCCGCCTTGTCGATGGCGTCCCCCAGTTTGGAAAGGGTCTTGGAGGTGATGGATTCCTTGCTCATTTCGCGTGCGGCGCGTTCCTCTTTCCAGCCTTCAGTGTTCAGCCACCGGCTGACGGACTGGCGGCTCACTCCGGTGAGTTCCACAATCTGTGCGGTGGGGGTCCCTTTCATGTAGAGGTGCTTCGCCACCGATTTCTGCTTGTCCTTACTGTTTGCCATATACCTTGAAATTTCTTGTTTACAGTGGCAAAGTTGCGAAGTGTGGTGCGGGGCACGAAAAAACGGCGCAATGCTTGCACACAGTTACAAAACGGTTGCACACTTGAGGGCAACCGTTACCCACTTTTTTGTGCGGTTATGGGTGTAGCTGTAAGTTTGCGACAAAATGAGACGGAAATCATGGCTAAAAGAATCAGAATATCAAACGAGACATTGAACTGCTTCGGCACCTGGGTAAAGACTGACGGGGTGGATTTGGAGCAGTTCCGGAGAAATCCCGTCATGCTGTGGATGCACTGGAGGGGTATCATTATCGGAAATATTAGGGATTTGAAAGTGGAAGGTGCCGAAATCACCGGTGAACCCTACTTTGATGAAGTCCGTGACGAGTCGAAGCTGGCAAAGCAGCAATGGGACAAAGGTACTCTGAAGATGTGCAGCCCTTATTTTGAAATCGTGGAGTCGAGTGACGACCCCGTACTGCTGAAACCCGGACAGACACGTCCGACCATCACGAGGTGCAGGCTGATGGAGGTCAGTATGGTGGATATGGGCGGTAATGACGACAATATAGTCATGCTCTCTTACCGGGGCGATGAGTTGAAACTTGCCACCGGCGAAGACTGCACCGCACTGCCCCTTCTGAAAACAGACGGCGGACAAACCCCGCCAAGCAATAACTCAAAAACAAAAGAGACTATGAATGCAGATTTTAAAGCTATCGCCCTGAAGCTGGGCCTGCCGGAGACGGCGACAGAAGCGGAGATCCTTGCCAGGATAGGTATCCTGCAAGGACATCAGACCGCAAACATGGAACTGCGCAAGCAGCTGGACGAGATCAGGCTGGCAAGTGTGACGCAGATGGTGGATGAAGCCATCAAGGCAGGAAAGTTCAATGCGGACAAGAGGGAACACTTCATCGGTCTGGGCAAGACAATGGGAGCGGACTCCTTGAAACTGACACTGGACAGCATGGCTGCCGCCACCAAGCCGATGCAGTTGCTTAACACCGGTGGAGGCGGTGCGTCGAGTGCCGGCATGGTATCGGGACAGTGGGGCAAACTGAGCGAGGTGCCGGAATCGCAGCTGAAGCTGATGCGCGAGAACGACCCGGCCAGATACCGTGAGCTGTACAAGGCGGAATACGGCATAGACTGCCCTAAGTTCTGAGAGAGGAGAAACAGTAATAGTAACTTGTAAAATCGTAAAACGACATGATGAAATTTATTTGCGGAACGCTGTTCAACGTCCTGATGGGCGTCGTCCTGGCGAATGTGGTGGGAATGGATCCCGCTTATGGCGCAGCGACCGGGGCGGTTGTTCCGGCTGTGCTTGGAAACTTCATGCCCCTGGGCGCAGCCTTTGAGGGCGTATATACTGAGGTGTGGACCGGTGAGCTGGTAAAACGCCTGAATGCGGGGCTGGCGGCGAGTTTTCTGAACGGGATTCCCGACTATTCGGCCAAGGCCGAGAATGAGGTCATCCATCTGGTGGATGTGGGAGGTGATCCGGATGTGCTGATAAACAATACCACCTATCCGATTCCGGTCCAGAATCTTACGGAAGGTGATATTCCCATCGGCCTGGACAAATACCAGACGAAGGCGACCCGCGTGACGGACGACCAGTTGTATGCCATTTCCTATGACAAGTTCTCCACCGATGTACAGCGCCACAGCAATGCCATTGACACGGCCAAGTACAAGAAGGCCATCCATGCGCTGTCCCCTTACAGCAATACGAAAACCACCCCTGTAGTCCCCACTTCGGGTGAGGCTGACGCTACGGGCCGCAAGAAGATGACACGCAAGGATGTCATCGCCCTGAAACGCGCTTTCGACAAGGCAGAGGTTCCTACTGACGGACGTCGTCTGGTGCTTTGTCCCGACCATATCAACGACTTTCTGGAAGAAGACCAGAAGTTCCGTGAGCAGTACTACAACTACACCACCGGTAAGGTGACGAACATGTACGGTTTCGAGATTTATGAATTTGTAAACTGCCCGTACTTCACCAATGCCGGGGTGAAGGTTCCTTTCGGGACTTCTCCCGCCGAGACGGACATGCAGGCGTCCGTTGCCTTCTACGTGCCCCGCATGTTCCGTGCCCAGGGTTCCACGAAGATGTACTATAACGAGGCGCGTACCAATCCGCAGACCCAGGAGAGTCTTGTAAACTTCCGCCACTACGAAATCACGATGCCGAAGAAGCAGGAGGCTATCGGTGCCATCTACAGTTATGATGGCAAGACGGCACAGACTTCCGATGCGGAGGTGACAGCCGACAAGCACTGGGCGCAGATCCGTCGTGAAGCTGCCGTGGCTGCCGCAAAGGCTGAAGAGGAGAAGGCTGGTCCGCTTCCGGAGGATGCGGGTGAAGAACTGGAGGCATAGTGATGAGCAGAGGACTACGCAACAATAACCCGCTGAATATCCGTCTCTCTGCCACCACCGTGTGGCAGGGGGAAATCCGGCCTTCGCAGGACCGTTCGTTCTGCCAGTTCAGGACGATGGCCTACGGCTACCGTGCCGGTCTTAAGTTGTTACAGAACTATCGCCGCAAACACGGCTGCCGCACCATTGCCGACTTTATCCGACGTTGGGCGCCACCCACAGAGAACAACACGAACGGTTACATCAGCCGTGTGTGCAAGGAGATGCAGGTGCCGGCAAGCTATGTACCCGATGTGGGTGATCAAGGTACGATGTGCGCTTTTGCGGCTGCGATGTCGCAGGTGGAAAACGGAGTACCTGCCGTGATGGAGGACATTATCACGGGTTGGAGCCTGCTTTAAGTGATTATTGAAAACTACTTGGCCATGAACATGGAAACGATAATGCAGATTCTCCAGTGGCTTGTGCCGAGCGGCATTGCCGGTTCCCTCTGGGCATGGTTGAGACACCGGGAGAACAGCAAGGTAATCGCCGCCAAGGAGCGGAACGATGCCTATAAAGAAATGTATGACAACCTTTCGGGGACATTAATTGAATTGCAGAATGAGAACATCAAGCTTAACAAGGCGGTACGTGAACTCAACCGTACTATCCGTAAGGCTTCCACTTGCCGCCATTATAATGATTGTCCTATCCGTATCGAGTTGCAGAAGTCAGGGGGAATTGATGCAGACCAGCCATCATACCGACAGCCTGCAAGGCAGAAGCGGGTTCGCTCTCCTTCAGCAGCCCGTTCCTCCCAGTGTGGCGAGGACGGCATTTCCGACGAAGATATTGACCTCGATACCTGTGGGGACGGGCTTCAGTAAGCGCAGCGGGCAGGCAACAGTGAATGTCAACCGCATATCGGAAGACAGCCTGGAGGTGACTGCCACCTGCGACAGTCTGGCACGCCAGGTAATAATGCTGACGGAAGAACTGACACGTATCCGCAACGAGACATCCTCAGCGGTAGAGACCCTGCCTCCTGAGGTGATAAGGGAACCCACCGGCTGGCAGTGGTTTCAAATATGGACAGGTCGGCTGGCCGTTGCCGTCCTTCTTCTGATACTGATTAAACGGCGATTGAACAGAACTTAAAAAACAAAAGAATTTATGGACGGATTAATTTACGGACTGGCGCACCTCAAATTCAAGGAGAAGGAAATCGGCCTTATCAGCGAGGAAGGCCTGCAGCCTGCCGGGAGCGCCCCGAGTACCACGGACATCTACGCCGCGCAGGTGAAGGACGGCCCGGTAATGACACTCACCACCAATCCCGGCAAGAAGGCATTCACCTGCACCCTGATAGAGCTGAACGCCGAGAGCCTGGTGAACACCATCGGCGGCACGAAGGACGCCAAGAACAACTGGGAGCCCCCCGAGAACTGGGAAGCCACGGGCGTGATGGACGTGGTTGCCGACAGCGGCGAGACCCTGCGCTTCTACAATGCCAAGGTGACCGGCAGTGACTTTGCCAACGGCATCAACTCCTCCAACGTGCTGGGGCTTTCTCTGAACATCGAGCTGCTGAAGAATTCTGAGGGCAAGCGCATGAAGCTCTTCGCCAAGGGCATCGACCCGGATACGGGTACCGAGGCTGTAGACTAATGGGGGGCTGCCCATGAAACCGAACTTTGAACTGGAATCCCTTGCGGAGAGGGTCATGTCGGATGCCGGCATTTCCCTTCCGCTGCGGCTTCCCGGAGGGAGACACATCCGCTGGGTGATGCGGATACCAACCCTGGAAAGCCGCTGCCGCATGGCACGGATGTATCTGAAACTGGGTGTGACACACGAGGAACTCAGGGCCTACACTTTTGAACAGAAGCTGGAGTTTATGGTGAAGCACACCAGGACAGTGAGCCGCATGGTGGCATATGCCATCGTCCGCGGCAGGGTGTCGGGCAGGCTTCTGAACCGTCCGGTGGCATGGATGCTGCGCAGCTGCATGCACCCCTCCGCCCTGGAAGACGCCTGGATGATTGCACTCAGTACGATGAGTACCATCCCTTTCGGGAATATTATCAGATTGGCCGAGGTAATGAGCCTGACGGCGCCCAATCTGAGCCAAAGAAAACAGAACGGGAGTTAAAGGGGTACACGGAACCCGCCCATAGCCCGTTCGGTCTCGTGGGACAGATAGCCCGTGACACGGGCTGGAGTGTGGACTACATCATGCGCGGTGTGAACTGCCCGATGCTGATGCTGATGTGGCAGGACTTCCCCCGCCATGTGCCGGGAAGGAAGAAGACCACGCAGGAGATGGTTGCCGAGAGGAGAAGCCGCAACGGGCAGCCGGACATATCTCCGGCGGACTATTTACAACAATTGCTTGACGAGGAGGAAAACGCTGATGAATCCCATTAAACTTGAAATATTCCTTGATGACAAGACGCTGGCGGGCATGAGGTCGGTGGAAGGCAACGTGGCCAACATGGAGGCTTTCACCAGGCGGATGATCGGGCATCTGAAACTGGAACTGAAAGATTTGGAGAAGGAGTATAAGAATCTCCAGAAACAAGGGCTTGCCGGTGAGAGGGAGATGGCTGACATCCAGGCGCTGAAGGGTGCCATCGGCGGGTTGAAGGAACAGCTTAAGGAATACGAGGCTGCCAAAAAACGGGCGGGCGAGACACCCGTCATAGGCAATGACCCCGCACCGAAACTGAACAGCGTGAAGATGAGCATGGCGCAGATAGCCCGCGAGCTTCCGTCACTGGCCATGGGACCGCAGATGTTCTTCCTGGCAATATCCAACAACATCCCGATGTTTACGGATGCGGTGGGCAATGCCAGAAAGGAGTACGAGAGACTGACGGCGGCAGGCCAGAAGGCGACACCGGTATGGAAGCAGGTGCTCTCGTCCCTTTTCTCGTGGCAGACTTTCATGGCTACCGCCATCACGCTGACTGTCGTATACAGTAAAGAGATATGGGAGCTTGCCGGCCGGATGCGAAAAGGAAGCAGGGCCGCCCTGGAGATGGCGGATGCCCAGGAAAAGATAAATGACTCGCTGGACACTTCCAGCCTCGGCAGACAGCTTGTTACAATCCGCTCCTTGCAGGAACGCTGGAATCAGCTGGGCAATGACCTGGCAGAGAAAAAGAAGTTCATTACGGACAACAAGGACGAATTTGACAAGCTGGGCGTGTCCGTAAGCAATGTGGATGAAGCCGAGAACGCGCTGGTTACAAATACGGAGGCCTTTATCCAGGCCATGACTTTGCGTGCGGAGGCTGCCGCAGCCTTTAAGCTGGCAGCGGAAGAGGCGGAAAAGGCATTGAAGGCCCAGACGGAGATAGACCGGAAAAAGAAGGAGGGTCCAAGCTGGAAAGACAAGGCGGTTTCATTCCTGTTCCTTGACCCTCAATGGACTCCGGGCTCCATGTCCGACAAACAAGGCACATCAAGGGCCGAAACCGTCTGGAATGCAGGTATCGGGAAACAGAATGCCATTAAGGAAGTAGCGGAGCAGGATGCGGAGACTTATACAAAAACATACAATGACAAACTGATGGAGTCCGCCAGAAAACTGAAGGAAGCCGGGATCACGGAGAAGACGGACAAAGAAAATTCCAAAGGTACCAGACTTGACTATGCCGCCGAGCTTGCCGACGCCCGCATCCGTGCCCAGCGGAAAGTGGAGGCCGCCCGCATCGCCGTGATGGTGGAGGGACGGGAAAAACGCAAGGCGCTTGCCGAAAAGGAGTATAATGACACTCTTGCCGCTATCGACAAGGAAGAACGCGATACCCTTGCCAAACTGGAGAAATCAAGGAAGGCGGGCAGGAAGGTGACTCCCGAAGAAGAGAGGCAGGTGAAGGACGGCGCGACGGCACAACGCGCCCTTGCCCGGGTACAATACCTGCAGGACACCTATAATATAGAAAAGGAATGGCGCGAGAAGAACCGCCAGGACTGGATTGACTACAACAAGGAATACGGCACTTACCAGGACAAGCGCCTTGCCATCGTGCAGGATTATGGACTGAAGATAGCCCGTGCCGAAACCGAAGGCGAGAAGGAATCACTGAAAAAGAAACGGGACAACGACTTGAAGGAACTGGACTTCGGGGAATTCAAGAAGACCGTCAACCTGGCCGACGTATTCGGTAACCTGGACGGACAGAGCACTGAAGCGCTGTTCGTTCTCCGCGACAAGCTGAGGGAATATATCAGCGGTGCCGCCAAGGAGCTGCGCCCGTCCGATTTAAAGGAATTGCAGGATGCCCTTACGGATATAGACCTGAAGATTGCCGACCGCAAGCCTTTCCGGGAATTGAAACGTTCGCTGGCGGAGTACGGCGAATCCCAGGCGGCAGTGGAGAGCGCCCAGGAAGACCTGAACACCGTAATGGCAGGAGGTGAAGTGGTTACGGGTATGTATAGGGACGAGACCGGCAGACTTGTAGCCGGACTGTTGACCCAGGAGCAGGCTGAAAGGAACCTTGCAGCCGCCCAGAACAACCGTCTGAAAAAGCAGGCGGCATTGGCGCAATCGTTGCAGGGTGTGGCGGGCAGGATGTCATCCTACGGTCAGGCTGCCGGTACCATCATCTCCACACTGGAAGGCTTCGGCGTCACTGTTGACGAGAATGTGAAAGGCGTGGTGGAAGGTTTCAACACCATGAGCGAAGGTATCAGCGGGTTTGCCCGGTCCCTTCTCAGCATGGACGTCGGCGGCATGATAAGCGGTGTGGTGAATACCGTTGGCGGTGCCGTCAAGAGCGTGGGCAGTCTGTTCGGTGTCGACTGGGGAGGTGAACGCTCGGAAAGGCGCTACCAGCAGGCCAAGGAGAAATACGAGAGCTATATGGAAGTGCTCGACAGGGTCATTTCCAAGCAGAAGGAGCTTGTCTCCTCCATGGAGGCGGACGACTTCGCCAATGCGGATAACTCTTATGAGCGTGCCCGCGAGCTGCTGAAGAAACAGCAGGACTATGCCCGCGAGATGGGCAAGGCCTATCTGAATGCGGGTGCGAGCAAGGGGTTCCTGGGCGTGGGGTCAAGCGCCTCGCACGGTACCGACCAGCGCAAGGATATTTCCCGGTCTGCCTGGGAGCAAGCCAGGAAGGTGCTGGGCGGTGACTTCGATAAATACGGCATAGGGGACGGCCGCATGACGGGGCTCTTCGACCTCCCGTATGAGCAGTTGGTGAGACTCCGTGATGAAGCAAGCGGATTTTGGAGCGAGCTGCACGAGGACACACGGAACTACCTCGAGCAGATTATCGAGAGCGAGGAAGCCTGGCAGGAGGTGCAGGATGCCCGTAAGGAGGCACTGACGAAGACGGACTTCGACAGTTTCTACAACGGCTTCGTTTCCATGCTGTCCGATATGGACGCCACTTCGGAGGATTTTGCCGGCAGCTTTGAGAAGTACCTTCAGAATGCCATTTTCTCCGCACTGGTGGCCACCCGGTACAAGGACAAGATACAGAAGCTGTACGACTCATGGGCTGACATGGCCGACAAGGACGGGCTCTCTTCCATGGAAGCGGAGAAACTGCGTGGAGACTATCAGAAGATGATTGATGAGATGCTGGCGCAGCGGGAACAGATAATGGAGGATTTCGGTTGGGAAGGCTCTTCCGGCAGTTCAAGTTCCCAGTCCGGACGCAGCGGGGCTTTTACTGCCTTGACCCAGGAGCAGGGCACCAAGCTGGAAGGTCTGTTCACCTCCCTGCAGGACCATGCCGGCGGCATACACAAGTTGCTGGAAGAGCTGAAGCAGGGGCGTTCGGCAGACCATGACATATTCCAGCAGATAGCAGAGAATACTGCTTACTGCAAAGTATTACAAGACATATTCGACCTCCTGGCAAGTAAGGACCGGGACGGATGGAAAACCATTTGATGTTATGAAAGATTTGACCGGATACATGACCGTCAACGGCAAGGATGCCTGGACGGAATATTCCGCTTTCCTCTGTGAGGACAGACGGGAGGACAACTTCAATTTCAGTGAATTGCTGAAACCGCTTGAAATGAAGGCATACACCTCTGTGGATTTTCGGGAGCGTAACGGTGAGGAGCTGCCGGAGGTATTGCCGTCTCCGTGTTGTAAGGCCAGGGACGTGACGTTGTACTTCGCCATATACGCCTCTTCTCTGGAGGAATGCGAGACCCGCCGTGCGGCATTGATGAAGGTCATGTATTCCGGATGGGTGAACCTTCAGGTAAAGGGCAGGACATCTGTCTATAAGTTCTACTACAAGTCTTCTTCCGACTTCGACACCGTGACGGATGTATCCGGCGGGATGGTCGTAGAGAGATGGAAAATGAAGTTTCGGGAACCGAAACCCGGAACTCTTTAAATAACGATTAAAAGCTGTTTGAATGGAACTCAAAATCTATAACCGGTCCGGAGAGTTGAAACTGACGGTTTCCACATCTTCCTCCTCCACCTGGAACCAGGAACTGATGAAGGAATACTCTGTGTCGGTCTCCTTTACCCACCCGTCCTACGTGATGCTGGACGTGGAGGACTATGTGCTGCTGGAGGGAGTGAAGTTCAGTATAAAGAAGGAGTACAAGCCCAGGCAGAAGGATACACAGACCTACAGTTATTCGGTGAAGTTCTATGCCCCCATACATGACGCGGAGCAAGTGAAGTACCTGCATCTGACCGATGGGGCTTATAACCCCCAGTTCAGTCTTGACGGCGGTCCCCGGGAGCACCTGCAGAAGTGGGTGGAGAACATGAACCGCATTTACGGGCGTGAGGTCTGGAGCATCGGCGACGTGGTGGTGGCAGACAACCGGACCATCGAATACAATAATGTCACCTGCTGGGATGCCGCCACAATGATTGCCGAAGCGTTCGGTACGGAATGGTGGACGGACGGCTTCACCTTCAATCTTTCGCGCTGCGAGCATGGGGAGCCGGTAGAACTGGGCTATATGCGGGGGCTTACCTCATTGGTACAGTCGGAGAACAGTGACAGTGTAAAGTTCTTCACGCGTCTGATTCCCCTGGGCTCGACAAAGAACATCGACCCCTCCCGTTACGGCTTCTCCCGTCTCCAGCTCCCTGACCGGTCCAAATATGTGGACCGTAACACGAACTACGGTCTGTATGAACACGTGGAGGAGGATGCCTTTGCCGGAATATTCCCCCATTATACGGGCAGTGTGACGGCTGTGCGCAGTGAAGAGAAGACCGGGGATGACGGGAACAGGTTCACTGTCTATTATTTCAAGGACAGCGGCATGCAGTTTGACCCGAACGGGAATGAGATAGCCGGCCTGGTGAAGCATGTGTCGTTCCAGACAGGGGACCTTGCCGGGCGTGACTTCGAGGCAAACTATGACTCAAAAACGAGGGAATGGGAAATCATCAACACCTATCCTGATGACAAGACGCAAATACCGGGTGGCAGTCTGATACCGGCTGTCGGGAATGAATATATTCCCTGGAACTTCCGTATGCCGGTGGAATACGAGACGCAGGCTGAGCTCGACTACAAGGCCGCCGTGGATGACTATCTGGCCAGATACAGTGAGGACGTGTCCAAGTATGGCGGTGACACGGACTATATTTATATAGACCGGAACCGGATACCGTTATTGCCGGGACAGCGTGTGCGGTTGCTGAGCGACAAGTATTTTTCAGCGTCGGGCGGGACCAGGGACACGCGGATGACGAAGGTCGTGCGCAAACTGGACAATCTCTCCATTGCTACAATAGAATGCACCAACCAGGTGGGAAAAGGCTGGAAGTCGCGGGTGGATTCAAGTCTGACGGACTTGAAATATATACTGGACAAGCAGCGGGAACAGCTGTCACTTGATATTCTGAAAAGCTGGGACGGGCGGCCTGCTACCGACAATACGGTCATGTCCGCTCTGAGGGTACTGAAAGAGATTGCGCAAAAAGCTTTGAGCAAGACAGAGCCCGACCAGACAGATTTCCTTATTCGTCTTCTCGGAGGTCTTGAGGTCGGCGATTCAATTGACTCCATGGTTGCCGGGAAAGGTATCATTGCCGATAGGGACGGCCGTATGCAGCTGTCCCGCCTCGAGGTCCGCGACAGCCTTACCGTCCTTGAGCTTATCTTCAACCGTCTCTC